TGACCAAGTTGTCATTGATAAACATGTTTGCACCAACTGTCAGCGTGGTAGGAGCATTGGCACCTACCAGTGTGGGCCATGAGGTTTTCCAGCCGTTGCTTCCAATTTGGTACCATTCATTGTTGTAGTTTTTATAGTAACCAAACACATACTGATCAATTGCTGTGATTGCATAGTCGCCAATACTGCCATATGATGCCACTGGCGTATTGTCAGCAATGGGATCGACACCGTTGCCGCCTACTACCTCAGTAACATCGGTGATCACTGCAGGAATCTGATTGGTAAAGGTTGCTGTGGCCTGGTTCCACTCAAAAATACCCCAGGTACTGATACCAGAATCCAACCAGTATGTGCCATTAGCAGGGTCACCTGTGGGGCGAGTCAAGCTGGCTGTGAGAGCTGTCAAATCAACATCAGCACGTTGAATATACGCACGATTGGTAACACCCAGAGCCGAGTACGCTGCCAGCAGACCATATTCGTTGAGTTCGTAGCCATTGATTGGAGTGCCTGTAGTGGTGTTGTAGAAGAACGGTACACCAAATGTGGCTGCCAGATCACGCTGACTGGTAATTAGATACGTTTTGTTGGCGTTGGCAGCAAGAGTACCTGCTGCCACAGTGATGCCGTCACTGGATACTTTGTTCTGTGCTGTGGCAATCACAAAGTATGGAACTGTGTTCACCGCTGATGGGATATACTGACTCTCGTCAATAACTGTTACTTCTACGCCGGGGCTAACTAGGGCCATTGTTATTCTCCTAAAATTTTTATCATCTATTTGCTTGCAGATACCTGATGTACCCATGCAATCGCATACTGATATTTATAGGTATATTCAAAAAAGTGGCATCTACAGCAGCCTTTATCAAAGGTCCACTGGAAAAGATTCAGTATAAATATCCAATGCAAAGACCCAGATGTAAAGCCTGTGACCAACGACCTTGTGCTGTCAACTACTATCGTGACGGTGTAGCCCACTATCGAACAAGATGTGAGACCTGCGCTAGGAAAGGAAAAGGGATCAAGAGTAGAAAACCACGCTGGGAAACAGCAGGTTACAAGAAGAAACCCGCCTGTGACAAATGCGGGTTTAGGGCCAAGCACTCAAGTCAACTGTTGGTGCTGCATGCTGATGGCAATCTCAACAATACTGAACTTCGTAACTTGAAAACTGTTTGTTTGAATTGCGCTGCGGATCTACGGCGCACGGATTCTATTTGGCGTCCAGGTGATCTTGAACCAGACGTGTGACCTGTTCATACAGGTGATCTAGTGTGGAATTGTTGTCCAGCACAGCATCAAACTTGGTGCCTGCCCAGGCATATTCGCTGGCATGAATTTTACTGCGTTCCAGCTTGCCTTTGCTGATGCTCCAGTTAGAGTTGCCATCGGGTCCGTGGTTTACGCTGACTGCTGCATCATACCACACAGGCTCAGGTCCACGGGTCACACGCACCACAATGCCGCCTGCTGCCTTGATTGACCGGATTTCGTTGGGAAATCTGCAGTCACTGATCACAATGTCGTCTGTTGAATTACGCAGTTTGTTTTCCAGACTTGCAATCCAGATATCGTCGTGAAAGCCCTGTCTACAAACTTCTGTGCCCCAGTATTGCAGCACCCAGCGTGGTGTTAGTTTGGGCATTTTCAAACGTTCTGCCCACCATGGATCCACTTGTTCACGCCATTCACGGGCTTGTTTGGTACGGCCTTCCAGTAGTTCTCGATTCCATCCAAACACATGGCTCACAGCGTCTTTGAGTGTGTTGGCAAAACTTTCTCGTCGGAATTGATGTATGTTAACTAGATAATCTGCAATGGTGTCTTTGCCACTTGAAATAAATCCCACAATTCCAATGATCATTTTAGTTCCTTTACGTCCAGATGTTTTAGTGTGGCTTGCAGCATGTCGATTTGGCGGCGACAATCCTCTAGTGCATGATGACTAGTAGCAGGGCGGGGCAGCTCAGGCCACAAACTATATATGGTGCGACTGTCGCGAACCACGTAAAACTGCCACGGAATGGGCTTGTTGTAGCTCTTGTAGGCATGTTCAATTATGTTCATGTCATAGGTGGGACCATTGGCCCAGATCAATCGGCTTTGCCAGATAAATTTGGCCAGTTCATCCAAGGCCTGGTCCAGAGGGATACGATCTTGTTCGTTGAATGCTTCGTCCCGGGCTGCTGCTGGTTGGGTGGCCCACCAGTCTATGGTATCTTGCTGGATGCTACGAGACTCTTGACTTTCCAGGTCAATTCTGGCATAGTAATGCCGTTCGTGATAGCCTGTGCCTAGCGGGTCAAAACTCTGAGCTGCAATAGTCAAAATAGTTGTGTCGGGACCTGTTCCTAGTCCTTCAATGTCGATCATTAAATCTGCCATGTACTCAGTATAACACAGAGCACAGTATGCAGCAAGAGATCAGTTAGCCAATAACCCAGGTAATTGGCTGTGAACCATCTACGTAATTTGTCAATTCCAGTATCTTGGCATCCATTTGCAGTTGCGCTTCAGATTTCATTGCTGCGCCGTTTAGGCTGCCACCACCTTGTGGGCCTGCAATTGTTGAGAATTTTTCACGGGCTTCACCAATGATCATTTTGCAAACAGCAGTCATGTAGTCTTTGATCCATTGTTGGATTTGATAATCTTGCAGCAGGTTCACTTCGGGCTTGAGTTGGTACACCCATATCAGCACATTCTCACCAGAGCCTTTGGGATCTCTAACCAGTTGCAGTTTTTTGGTCACTGGGTTCCAGGTGTAGTTCATGTAGCCGCCAAACATACGTGCGGCCAATTCCACATACTGTGTGTAAAAGTCATAGGTGGCCAGGCCGCCACTGACATTGAAGTTCATCAAGTACACATTCATACTGGCCTGTGAAAACGGATCAAAGTTTGATGCAAACGGACCGCTGGAATCACCAAATGTTCGACGAAATATCTGACGCACACTCACAACTTCTTGCGGCAAGGTATAGATGTTCATGTCCCGAATCAGTTCCATGAAAATGTACGCTTCTTCATAGGCATAGTTGGCTCGTTGACGGTACACGCCAATAGTACGTTGATATGCTGCTTCGTAGTGAGCCGGGTCCAGCTCAAGATCAATGATCTGATCGCCCAGCATCAGTTTGCAATAATCTATTAGATTTTGTTTTAGCTCGGGCAGGGTATTTTCTGACATAAAGGAAACTCCAGTTCCTATATTTATTCAAGCTGCGCTATCACACCTGGAAGCCACTGTGCAAAATCACCAGGCCATTGTGCTCGCATTGTGGCCAGGCGCTGCTGATTGTGTTCTGCTGCTTGTTTGCATCTTGCTGCCAGCACAATTGCATCAATCTGCTGGATTCTCTGATAATTGGCCATGCTGGTCAAGATATAATTTGTTATTTTGTTGCGGCCAGGCCAGTTATCCTGCACACATTGATCGTATGAATGGTCCACAATATCTGGCATGACATCAAATCCCAGGTCCACCAGATGCTGTACCGCCCCACGGGCCGCAAACACTGCCCACGGTGCTGGTGTAACCAACGCCCGGAATATTTTTTCACTGAACGTTATAGTGGTGTTGCCTGCATAAGTTTCAATTACTAGATTCAAGTATGCATCTAAATTAGCTTGTTCAACTGTAAGACTGTGAGTAAGCAAGGGCAAAGAATTTAACACAGCGTCCCAGTGTTGGTCGTAAATTCCTGTATAATACTCAGCTAGTGGTTGCCAATGTTTTATAAAATTTCTTTGTAGATCCTGTACAGTATTATTAACGTCAGATGGATCTTTTGCATTGAAGTTAACAAGATCCTGCTGCTGCACCGCATCAAGTCCACCGCTTTGTGCAATCAGTTCAAAAAGTATCAATTGTCTTTGTGAATCAAGGCGATTTACTGACAAATGAAACCTGTGAGATGGTGTAAAATTTTTTGGGGCAGGGCAGTAAGAAAATATTCCAAAATAACTAACAGGCGTGCGAAGCACAGTGTATTGTGTATTGCAGGTGATCAAATTATCTGTTATCACAACTGTGTCAGGCTTAAACCAATTGTCAGGAGATTTTGATATGTCTGCGTCGCAAACAAAAAAATCGTCTGCCAGGCACACAATTGCTGTTTTGTTATTTCTAGTCCAGATTCTCCGGCCTGGGTCCGCCGTTGAGTATCCTAGATTACTTAGAATACTAGCAAAGAAATTGGCCAACACAGACTCATGCTGCATGCATTGGCTTTGTACAAATACTTCACCTTGTTGAGTCTGATAAAATGCGTGTTGGAACATTGTTACAGGCCTTTACGTACAGGAGAGATTGCAAAGGTTTTCTTGATTACCGGGCAGAACTTGCACTGTGCAATTGGGTTGTCTAGATTTGCTAGGAATTCTTCATGATATTCACTAAAATTGTCCACTGACAAAGGCCGGTAAGAATTCAGCAGTAGTCGATCCTGATCACTTATGTCCAGGGGGTGTTGTTGATCAAACTCAGGTAACAAAGCAGCGGGACCGCACTTGTACAATTTCCCTCGTATAAAATGATAGGATTTGTACAGTACAAATGTGCAAGCATTGTGTGCCAGTTGCGGATCATTATCAAACAAGGTGTAACGCCCTGATGCGGATGTTTGTATAGTTGATGTGTCAAACCGGTTTTGATAATAGACATTTACGAACACACCATTGTGGTCAGAGTACTGGTAATCTGCACCCCATAAGTCGGGGCGGTGAGTGTTTTGCTGCACTGTACCGCTTAAAAACTCATGAATGTTTTGTTGCAACATCTCTAGATCATCTAGATTGTGCAGGCTTATGGCAATACTGTTCCTTATGCCATTTCTGGGGCGAGCATGGGCAATGGCATCATACAAGCCTTTGACTTGATTTAGGCGGGTGCCATTGGTCAAAATTTGCACAGCAATTCCAAACGCATCATTGAGTCCATGGATCCAGGGCACAATGTCCGGATTCAACAAGGGCTCGCCACCCAGTATTGTGATTGCTTTTAGATCAATCAGCTTGGCCCATTGTTGGTACTCAGCAGCATGATCACTCCAGCGTTGCCAACCTTTGAAATCAAAATTGTTGAATCGATTGCATTGTTCACAAGTCAAGTTGCAAACGTTAGTGATGTAGACCTCTATTTTGTTAAACACAGGTCTGTGAGGATTATTCATCCCATATTTACCAGGCCTTCAGTACCACCAGGTTTTCAGTTCCGCGTCCGTTAAACTGTGTCTCTGTGGTGGTTAGATCTTTGTAGATTTTTCTAGCAGCCGGCTTGCCTGCAGCCTGCATGGCTCGCACAACGTCAGCTGGTTTGCGCACAGTTTTCTGTACACTTTCTGCTGTGCTAAAACCAATGATGCTGTTGCTCTTGACAGTGAACGTGCCCACGTGCGAGTCTGCCACCACATGGATCAGTTTGCG